ACGTCGACGTCCAGAAGATGGTCGACGCGAGGTTCAGGGCCAGGGACATGGGTGACTTGCTCGTCGGCGACGACGAGGTTGCCCGCCGCCAGCAAGCGCAATCCCAAGCGCAAGCGGCCCAGCAAAAGCAACAAGACGACCTCGCGGAGGCCAATATCCGCAAGCTTCTTTCGGACGCTTTTAAGAATGTGGCCCAGGGCCAGAAGAACAGCGCGGCGGCCAACGCGGACGCGGTCAACACCGCGCTCGCCTTGCTCGAAGCGGGCGTGACCAACGCCCTGAACGGAGGACAAAATGCAGCAGCCAATGGACCCGCAGGCGCTCAGGGCGGTTCAAATGGAAATGACCAAGCGGCTTCATCTGGCCAGGGAAACCCAGGAAATCCAGACCCTTCTGTCGGTTCTGGCCTACCGCCTGCAAGCGTGCAAGGATCAGTTGGTGGAATGCCCGCTGGACCGGGTCCAGGAATACCGGGGGGAGGCCAAGGCTTACAATAGGCTTCTCAAGGATATTATTTTGGGGCAGGTGGACCTGCCCAAAAAAGTAAAGGAGTAACCCGTGGCCGAGAAGACAGACGCCAAGCCGGAAGAGACCCCGCCGCCCGCTCTTGCCGAGCTTTCGCCCGACGACATTTTCGAACAGGCCTTCGCGCAACTCAGCGAGGCCGTGGGCGAGGACCAGCCCATTTCGAAGGCGATCCCTGGCGCGAAGCCCGAGCCCAAGGAAGAGTCCAAGGAAGAGCCCAAGGACGAGGACGAAGGCCTCCCGCCCGGCGACAAGGAGGTCAAGGGCGAGACGAAGGCCCCCGACCCCAAGCCCGACCCCAAGCCCGACCCCAAGCCCGAACTCAGCGATGACGAACTCGCGCGCAGGCTCGCGGCGCTGGTGGGCCGGACCGAGCCCGCGCCGCAGCCTCAACCTCAACCTCAACCTCAGCCCGAGGCCACGCTTTACACCCCCGAGGATCAGAAGTTCCTTGGCGAGTATATGAAGGAATACCCTGACATCGCGAGGGGAGAATTTCTCCGGCGGCGGGCGGAATACGCGGGGCTGGTAGAGTACGTTTTTGGCGAGGTAAGCAAAGTCGTCGGCCCCCGGCTGGAGATGTTGGAAACTCTTCTTCAGAGGACCCACTTGGGCGATATCAAGACCGTGGTTCCCGACTACGACAACTCGCTTCGCGAGCGGGTGGTTGAGTGGGCGGATAAACAACCCGCTTATCTCAAGGCGGCTTACGCGCATGTCATCAACCAGGGCACGGTGGACGAGGTCAAGGACTTGATCGCGCGTTATCAGGCCGACACGGGGCAAGCTCGACCCGTCGTCGCGCCCACGCCCCCGGTGGTTCCCCCGGCCCCTCCCGCCAAAACTCTCGATCCCAAGGTGGCGCGCGCCGCCGCCGCGCTCGCGCCGGTGGCGAGCAAGGCCTCGGGCCGCTCCACGAGCGCGATCGATCCCACGGATTTCGACAGCGCGTTCGATGCTTTCTCCAAGCAACTTGCAAACGTCTAAATCTTGGGTATTAGTCTTGTGATCGATGCTTTGCTGCTTCGGCCCCCCATGCAAGCGGGGGGCCGCTTGCCCTAGAAAGCTTCTGGAAATCCAGTCATTCTAGGAGCGCCTCATGGCCGCCGTGACTACCTACGGTGATATTTCACCAGCAATTGCCGCGTATTCCGTGGTCCGCATGCTCAAGCGGGCGATGCCGTACCTTCATCTGGAGAAGTTTGGCCAGACCTACGCCATCCCGACGAACAGCACGCAGACCGCGAAGTTCCGCAGGTACTATCTCGCGGGCGCGCAGGGCGCGGCCGGTCCCGACAACGGCGCGGGGACCAACGGCGCGGGCACGCCCTTCTATATCCCGGTGGCGACCACCCCCCTGGTCGAAGGCGTGACCCCGACGGGTTCGGTCCTGGCGAACCAGGACTACACCGTCACGTTGGCGCAATACGGCGATTTCGTCACGATCACCGACGTGATCGAGGATACTCATACCGATCCCGTGCTTCAGCAGGCGACCGACATTCTCGGCGAACAGGCGGCGGTCACGGTCGAGACGCTTCGCTACAACATCTTGAAGGCGGGGACCAACGTCTGGTACGCCAACAATGTCTCGACGCGTGGCTCCATCATCACGGCGATTGCCCTGACCGATCAGCGAAGGGTCACGACCGGGCTCAACCGCCAGAACGCGCGCAAGATCACTTCGGTGGTGGCCTCGACGACGGACTTCAATACGAAGTCGGTCGAAGCGGCGTATATGGCGGTCTGCCACCCCGATCTCGAAAGCGACCTTCGAAATATCCCTGGCTTCGTGACGCCCGCCAACTACGGGCCGCACACGACGCCGTTCGAAGGCGAGATCGGTTCGCTCGAACAGGTGCGATACCTCACGTCGACCGTCATGGCCCCGTTCACCGACGCGGGCGGCTCGGCGGCGACCAACAATCTGCGCACGACCTCGGGCACCTACGCGGACGTCTATCCCATCCTGATTTTCGGCCGCGACGCTTATGGTATCGTGCCGCTCAAGGGCAAGTCGTCCATGCAGCCCATGGTGGTCAACCCCAAGCCCGCGTCCGGCGACCCGCTCGCGCAGCGCGGGACGGTGGGCTGGAAGCTCTGGACCGCGACCGTGATCCTCCAGGACGCGTTCATGGCGAGGCTGGAAGTCGGCTGCTCGCAATAACCTGAACTCGGCGCCGTGGGAAGTAACGGCTTGCTCCCTTGAAAACACGGGGAGACGGGAGCCAAATAATGTGGAGGGTTGAATGAGCAACAACAGCGCTGGCGTGCCCGCCATTTCTCAGTCGGGGAGCGTCGTCAACTTCGCGTCGGGCATTTATACGGGCGACGGCTCGGGCGCGATCAACGTCGCGGTGGGTTTCACGCCCCGTTATGTCAAGGTGATCGACGTCACGGACGTGACGCAGTGGGAATGGATGGAGTGCCTTCCCGCCACCAACACCCTGAAAACCACCAGCGTTCCGGGCATCTCGATCGACACGAACTCGCTGATCGTCGCCAACGTCGACCTGATCACCGTGACCGAGGTCGCCTATCCGTCGCCGGGGTCGCAGACCCCCACCGACGGCACGCAGGGCACGGTCAGTATCGAGTTCGACAGTCCCTATCTCACCACGCCCAATTTGACCTTCGCGTCGGGTCTCAACACGTCGTCGAAAGTCTATACCTGGATCGCGTTCGGTTAGGAGATCGGGAGATGGCGGAGGGTTGTGTTCGTATCGAGAGGATCGAGAACGGATACACCGTTTGCGCGGACGATCCCAAAATCCGCAAGGCCAATAAAGGCTCTGGTCCTTGGCGGGACCCCGCCAAGGAATATTCTTTCGATACGATCGAGAAAGTTCTGAAGTTCTTGGAGAAGAACTTGGACAAGGCTCTTCCCAAAAGCGAATATAGCGACACGTTTGACGCGCTGGTCGCCGACGAAAAGGACGACTGATCATGGCAAGGATCGTATTGGACGTCCAGGGAAACCAGCGCGAAGACTATATGATCGGCGCGATCAACGGAATGTTCAAGGAACTCTACGCCGTGGCGGGGATCACGGGGCCCACGGGTCCGACCGGGCCCACGGGAGCGAGCTTGACGGGCCCCACGGGCGCGTCAGGGGCGACGGGGCCGACGGGGCCGACGGGAGCCACGGGATCGACCGGCGCGACCGGCCCTTGTGGTCCTGGCGGCCCCACGGGTCCGACGGGTCCCACCGGACCATAAGGGGGCGAGATCATGGCGCAAATTCTTCTCGACCCGTCCGGCGACAAGAAATGGATGAACCAGATTGGCGACATGAACCACAACTTCATGGAGCTATATACCAAGTTCTACACGACCTACGCGGGAGCCGCCGGACCGACGGGGCCGACGGCGGGCAGCACGGGACCGACGGGGCCCACCGGCGCGAGCCCCACGGGCCCCACGGGCGCGAAGGGCGCGACCGGCGCGACCGGGCCCACGGGCCAGACCGGCCCGACAGGTTTCGCAGGCCCGACCGGGCCATAAGGGAGAAGTTTCATGGCGAAGATCACGGCGGACGTCGCGGCGGATATCCTGGGGTCCAACGTCAAGGGCATCCCGCTCGAAGAGTTCCAACCGAGGGTCGAGCCGCCGAAAAGGAACGAGAAGACGCGCCGGATCATGCTCGAAGAGAGCGAGCACGTGACGCTCGGTGGCATCCATGTCGGCCTCAACGGCCGGACCTGGAAGATCAGGCCGGGCGTGGAGGTCGACGTTCCGCTCGGGGTGATCGAAATCCTCAACAACGCGGTGGAAGAGCGCCCGGTGATCGACCAGAACACGGGCCGCATCATCGGCTATCGCCGCAAAATGCGCTATCCCTACCAGTTGGTCCCCACCCGCGCGGAGCGCGAGGCGCGGGAGATCGAGGACGCCGCGTAAGGAAACTTCATGCGTTTTGGAAGATTACTTTCCAATCTCAGGAACGGCATCCTTCACGACAAGTCAGATCAGCCTAATGGCGCGGTCTTCTCTGACTATCTCTGGGATGACCAGACCTTGACCGACTACATCAACGAGGCCCAGCGCAGGTTCGCGGTGGGCTCTTGTTGTATTAGGGACAAGACAACTCCAGAAGTATGTCTCGTCCCCATGGTGGCCTATCAGCGAGAGTATGTTTTACACCCTTCGATCATCGCGGTGATCTCGGCCAGGATCGTGGGAGCGCACGCCGATCTCGCGAGGGCGGGGCACAGCGCGTTCGACACATACCGCATGCCTGATGCTTATTTCTTCGATACGACTTCGCTGGAGCAATATCCTCCAGGACTTCCCCAGGCTTTTGGAACGGACGAATATCTCGCGGCGAACGATTGGGGCTCCGTTCAGAACGTCGTCTTGAGACTTTATCCCGTTCCCTCGCCTCCCTTCGTGGGAACTGTAAGGCTTCGGGTTGTTCGTAAACCCATGCAGGAATTTACTCTTACAGACCTCAATATGATCCCCGAAATCCCCGAGGATCATCACCTGGACATGCTGGATTGGGCCGCGTATCTTGCGCTCAGGATTGTGGATCGTGACGCTGGCGATCCCGCGCGGGCGCAAGAGTTCAAGGACCAGTTCGAAGTGAACGTGAAGCGCGCGCGGGATATCGCGATGCGCAAGATGTTCACCCCGGCTCAGTGGGGCTTTGGGCGTAACGGCTTCTCTTATGCGCGCGATGGAGACGGCTCATAGGGGGTGACAAATGCCGGGCTTGTTGGATTATGTCTCTGGACTTATTCCTGGCGCGCCCCATCCCCAATATCAGCCGGGGCAAAACGCGCTAGGGATGACAATCCCGTGGGGCCCTTACGCGCCGACAGGCCCCGTCACCCCTCCCACGACCCCCGCGCCAGTCACGGTTAGGCCCGCCCCACCCGCCACCCAACCCGTGGACGCGCCGCCCGGCGCGCTCGCGCCAGCTTCGCCTCCTGGGTATGGCTGGGGTAAAGCGCTCGGCTCTTTCGGGGGTTCGATGTTGCGGGCCATGGCCGCGCCACCGGACGCCACGCCTTATGGCGAACTAGCGAAGTCATCCATCTATCAGGGGGCCGAGAACTTCGTCCGGGGCGTGGCGGGGGCCGACCCCTATGTTCCGCCAGCGGACCCAGCGGCTCCATCGCCCTCGGGCGTGGTTCCGACCATGAAGGGCCGTGGGCTTCCGGCGACAGGCCTTCCCGCGATGAACGCCAACGCGGCGGCGAACACGCCCGCGCCCGTATCTCGGGGCCCGTCCTTTGGGCCGCTCTCGATCATGCAGCTTCAGGCGCTCTCGGGGTTTCTCCCGCGACAGCCCACGCCGCAAGAGTTCGCGCAAAGGCAAATATTGGATACGTTAAATATGCAGAGAGACCAGGCTCTCAAGGAGGCTGGCAATGATCCCAATAAGGTCAGGGACATTCTAGCGAGACATGACCAAGAACTCTACAAGACTTTCTTGTCTCCCCAACTTGGGTTGTTGGGCGGTCTTGAGCAAATGAACCAGACTGGCTACGGGATGACGCAGTAATGCCGTACTTCGACGCTTATGGCGGACAGACCGATACGCCGCCCGACTGGCTAAAGAACATGCCGGGCTACGACATGACGCCCCAGACGCCGGGGTCGCAGTCCAACTTTTTGATGGCGGGTCTCAGTTCGGGTTATCATGGTCTTCTCGCCGACGTCGGCGGCGCGGGGCAGGCCATCGGCGCGGCCACGGGCTGGCAGGGCCTTCGAGACGCCAGCGCGAATTTCGCCAAGAGCCAGCAGGCGCAAGCCGAAGCGAATGGCCGTCCCGATCTTGAGCAAAATCCCTGGTCGCTTGAAGGTATCGGGTACAAGCTCGCTCAGACCCTTCCAGGGCTGGCTGGGTTTGGGGTCGCGACCGCGCTCACGCCCGAGGCCGCCGTGCCCGCGTGGCTCGCCCGGATCGGCTTCGCGGCTCCGCGCGCGATCGGCGGCTTGGGCGGCGCGTCCGCGCTCGCCGATATCGCGCCCGAGGGCTTGGACGCGGTCGCCAGCGCCTACAGGGCGGGCACGGCGGGGTTCGGCAGGGCCGTCCTTGGCGGAGCCGCCGTGGGCATCCCGCAGGCCGTGGGCGGCACCGTGAACGCGCTTCAGGCGCGCCATCCCGATCAGCCCGTGACCCAGCAGGAAGGCCTGGAGGCGCTCGCGGCGGGCGTCCCCGAGGGCGCGGTCGCGGGGCTCTTCCCGGCGTCTCTCGCCAAGGGCGGCGGCAAGACCGTGGCTTCGTCGATCTTGCGGGGCGCGGGCACGGGCGCGGCGGTCAACGCGCTCCAGTCGGGCCTCCAAACCGGCATCACGTCCTACCTTACGGACCCGGACCTCCCGATCGGGGAGCGCGCCAAGATGGTTGTCGACGCCGCGATGTCGGGCGGCGTGGTTGGCGGCGTGCTCGGCGGCGCGTTCGGGGGCGCGCACGCGTATTTTCACTCACAAGACCCGGTAATAGCGAAAACGCCCGATCAAGTCACGCCCGAGGACCTCGATCAGGCGACCCAGAACCTCGTGCCCACGATCCCAGGCCCCGCCGGGACGCAAGGGGAGTTCGATCTCGGGAACCGCGACAGCCGTCAACCTCTTGGCCCCTCGATCGAACTCAGCAATCTCTCGAAAGTGCCCACTGAAGAGCTTCAGCGCTATCGCGCTGATCCCGCTTCCGCGTTTGAGGAAGACGAAAGCGAGCCGCAACCAACGACGCAGGCGTTAAATCTCGCCATCGACCAGGAATTGGCGCGCCGGACGCCTCCCGGCCAGGACCCCGGACAAGGTGAACTCTTCACGCCCGAGCAAATGGGCGCGCGGGTCCCGCAAATTCAGGCGATGAAAGATAGGTTTCTACAGGACGCCCCCCAAAATAGCTCGCTTGTCCAGAACTTTAATGTTGCCAATGAACCAGAACTGGTTAATTGGCTAAACGACAATGCTTCTAAGACTTCGCCCATGTGGTTGAAGAAGCTGGCGAAGCAATATGGGGTTTTGGGCGACGATCCCGACACGCAAGTCACCAAACTCAACAACCAATTAAACGATACGATCGATCAGCGGGACCAAGCGGCCCGTTCTGGCGATCAAAATACGTTTCAAAAACTTAATACAAAGAGCGTGGACCTCAGAACCAAGCTTTTCGAGGCGCAAAGGCTCGTTGATATTCACAATCAAGCGTCCGAGCTTATTGCTCCGCCCTTGACCACGCCCGATGGCAGGCTCAACCTCATGGGCGGAGCCGGGGAAGCCCCTGTCTCCCCGGCTTTAACACCTGAAACAACCCCTGATCTCACCGATCCCAACCAGATGAATCTCTTCACGAGGTCTCAGACGGGAGAACGTCAACTCGCGGTCCGGAATTTCAGGAATAGTCTTCTTCCCAACGCCAAAGATCGCTCCGCGATCAATAATTTAGATGTCGAGAACGAGCCTGAGCTTATCAGGGCGCTCAAACAGCGGTTGGACGAGTACGACCAGCAGGGAACGTCCGTTCATCCCACCGAAAAAGCGCTCATGGTTGCTTATGGCCTGACCGATAAAGGGTTGGGGCCAAGAAATCTCGAACAAGAACACGACGATCTAACAAACAAATACGAGGCTTTGTGGAAACAAGCCGGGGATTTGGGCATAAACACGCCCGAGGCCGCTCAAATCGCGCGAAAAGCCCAGGATATGAGGGCTCCCGGCGGCGCGCTTGCCGAGAACGAGCGTCTTCAGGATTTGCATCAACAAGCTTTTAACGGAACCAACGTAGAGGTTCCCGACATAGTACGTCAGCGACACGCGGCCGCGTGGACGGCTTTGACGAAGATGAAGCAGGTTCCGATCGGCGATCCCGCGCTGCGCGCGGAAGTCCATCGGCGGCTGGATCAGGGTCTCGCTTCGATCGATCGGAACGACAAGACGGCCAATGCGAACGCGGCCCGTCATTTGAAGGCGGTCAACAAGCTTTTGGCGAAAGCGGGCGTCGACGCCACGCCGGTCAAGGAGCCTGTCCGGGACCCTTCGGCGATCCTGGGGTCCAACGTCTCGGGCACGCCGCTGCCGCCGCCCGAGGCCCCGGTAAAGGCCCCCCTGAAGAGCGCGAAGAAGCTCACCCAGGCGACCGCTCCCGCTCCCGCTCCCGCGCCCGAGGTTCCCCTGGAGGGCGCGAAGAAGTTCACTCAAGCACCCACTCCCGCTCCCGCGCCCGAGGTTCCCCTGGAGGGCGCGAAGAAGTTC